ACCAGCAACTATTCCATTTCCGCCGCCGGCAGGATCAAGACCAAATAAGGCATCTTCTGCTCTATTGTAAAAAGGTGTTCCTAATGTAGTAAAAGTTTCTGTGCCAGAACTGTATCTTTTGATTACTAGATCCGCTCCACTGCCAGTTGCTCCGAGCTTCATAAACACACTTCCGCTTGGTCTTGGTGTGTTTCCACCAGTGGTGTCTGTACTTCTCCAACTTGGTACTTCGGCAAAGTTTCCAAATGTCAGTTGTGGTTTCGCGTATGTACGCCCTGAAGGTCCTAGTCCTAGAGTTGCCATTGGAGTACCAACTGCATTACTAATAGTGATCTTACCGTCTAGAATTACTCCATCGCTGGCAGCATCATCTGTAGCGTAGATTTCTAACTTGTTATCAATGTATACCGCAGTGACTCCTGCAATCGCTGCTCCATTAATAGCATCGCGTACCTGGGCAATTGATCTTCCTGAAGCAGTGTTTCCAACTACAACAGAAACACCATTGATATTCAATGTATCTGCACCCGGGGAACCTGGACTTTGAGGAATAGCTTGTGTTGAACTGTTTGCATATGAAACTGTTCCACGTATGGTTGGCCAACTTTGTGCCCATGCATCTGTACCAATTCTTACCCATGTATTATTTCTATTTTTGTAAAATAGAATTGCATTACTTCCGGTGCCAAAACTTACTGCATAACTGCCAATTTGTCCAATACTGGCGTTAGGAACCCAAGTTGGGCTTGTAAAAGTTTGATTTGCCGTTGATGTTACCAAAATGGGAGTCTTTAATGTAAACAAGCCGTTAATTGCATCCCATTCATTAATACCCCAAACGCTTTCTGTCAGATCCATCCAATGTGTGCCATCTGCAACAGCACCGACAGGGCGCACACTTGTTCCTTCTAGTTCGTTCAAATCAATATCTGCACGAATTGCATAAATTCTGTTTACATTTCCTAAAATACTATAGGCTGTCATCAAGCCGTATTCGTTTCTTTCGTCGCCATGCAACGGTGTTCCTGCTGCACTTTGCTTGAAACTAGGATATCCCATACTTGCAATCAATTCTCTTTGACTGCTAAATGTTAGAAGTTTCCCTGCTCTAGCGGCAGTTGTGTCTGTAGCAGAACCGCCCGAAGCATTAGTTTTATCCTGGGCTGTTGCCATAATAATAAGTGGTACAGTACCAGTCGCGCCTGGTACATATTGACTTTCGTCGGTTACGGTAATTTCAATACCTGCAGATACTAGTGCCATGTTTTTATCCTTTAACAAAACATTTGCTAGTATTTATTAAAAGGATATTATTTTGGTAGGATATGCGGTGCCTTTAAAAGGTTTTGCACATAAATACAGTCATGACCCGACCTTTATGCACTGTTTGCAACGGTAATCCAGCAGCAGTAAACTACATTTTAAATAATAAAAGATACTACAGAAAGATCTGTGCCAGTTGCGCGAGAAAAGGTAAACGAACTAAAGAAACATCCGGATGGACAAAAAATGGTTACAAGAAAAAACTCACTTGCGAACGTTGCAATTTTAAAGCCAAACACACAAGTCAAATATTTGTATTTTACATCGATGGAAATTTAAAAAATAACAATTGGTTAAATCTAAGAAGTGTATGCGCTAACTGTAGGATAGAGTTAAATTCGAGTAAAACTACCTGGCGTGAAAGTCCATTGGTAGCAGATTATTAATTTTTGTATATAGTTCCTCTACTGTTCCGTTGTTTTCTACTTCATAGTTAAAAGTCTGCCCTATCCATGCCCACTCACTAGGATGCACTCGAGGGTGTCGTTGCGGCATCAGTTGCCCGGCATCCTCTAACAGCCATTGTCTATCTTCTTTAGTAGTGTTTTGTTTTAGAGCACAATCATACCACTCGGGCAGTGGACCTCTTTTGACCCAAACACATATCCCTCCGTGTTTTCTGATTGCAGCAATTTCGTTAGGAAATCTCACATCGCTTATCACAATGTCTTCGGTTGTTTTGCGTAGCCTGTTTTCCAGACTGGCTATCCATATATCATTGTGAAATCCATGTCTACAAACTTCTGTACCCCAAAGTTGTAGCATGTATCTAGGGGTTAGATTTGGCATGCCAAGGCGCTTTGACCACCAAGGATCCACTTGTTCACGCCATGTTCTAGCTTCGCATGTTAATCCTTCTAGTAGTTCTCGATCCCATCCAAATACCTTTGCTACTGCATCTTTTAAAGTACCAGCAAAACTGTCTCTAACAAAACCATGCTTGGCCACCAAGTAGTTTGCTACAGTATCTTTGCCTGACCCTATAAATCCTGTTACGCCTATGATCATAAAAAAATGCCCCCTAGGAGCATTTTATTTTACTTGTTAACAAAAGTCAAACGCCATATTTGTTTTTTTTCGGCTTTGGTATGGGACTTGACTTGTTGATAGTAGGACCTTCTTGACTGCGTAAGTCTCCGTGATTCATGTCTACATGATTAGCATTCACTGCTTTATAAGCTAGTTTTAGCATCTCCTGTTCTTCCTTGCTGTAAGGAGCCGTTAATTTCCATTTGCCCAACCAGGATTCTTCGTCAACTGCGGGCATTGTTTTGCCATCAGTTGAAGCTAGTGCTAGACCCATTCTATATAGTGTATAATCACTATTCCATCGTGCGCCATCAGTAAACTTGTTCAATCCACGCATAGCAAAACGCTGACGATTGTTTAGTTCCCCTTTAGTTTCTACTATTATATCTTTAATTTTCATTATCCAATCACCCAAGTCAACGGCATTGACCCATCTACAAAATCTTTTAGTTCTTGTTCTAGTTTTTCCATTTCTGCCTTGGCTTCGGCTTTGAGCGTTGCCCCATTCAATTGTGTACCACCTTGTGGGCCGGGCAGACTAGCATATTTTTCTCTTGCTTCACCTACAATTAATTTAGCGAAACTGTAGGCATATTCCTGTAACCATGGAAAAGCATGTACATCATTGAATAACATTACATCTGGTTTTTTATTGTATACCCAAAGTAAAACAGTTTCTTTAAGTGCGTCAACCACATTACCAAATGTTTTTGTTAAACGCAAGTCATTGCCAGTTACTGATGCGGCGGCTAAAACATTTACAGCAGATACAGTTACAGTTTTAAGATCTTCTGATATAGTGGCCACATAATAGTTGCCATCATACCCGCCAATTTTGCAATCTCTAATTGCAATTGTATCGCCTATGCTTAAATTGTACCATGGTTCCTTTACAACAATAGTAATTGTTGACCCAATCAAAGTTCCGTTAGAACTTAGTGATTCCATTCTTCTAAAATTATAGCCGGACTCGGGCATTTTTCTAATTAAAGTTAACTTTTTGGTAGTAGGATTCCATGTAAAATTTAGATAGCCACCAAACATACGCATAGCCAACTTTTGATAATCTACAAAAAGTTCGTAGTTTAATAATCCCCCAACACGACCTGCTACAAGCATGTATGTATTGAGATAACCAGATGCAAATGGTTCAAATTGACTAGCGGTAGTGCCTGTAACACTACCAATTCCTCTACGATATGCAGCCCGCACTGTCATTGTTTCGCTTGGCAAAATATATTCCTGCACATTCGGAAGTAAATCTAAGAACGCATAACTTTCTTCTTCGGCATTTTGAGCTCTTTGTCTGTATTTGATAAGTGCTTGATTTATTGCCAAATCATAATGTTCTTTATCTAATTCTACATCAACAATCCCATCGCCTAACCGTAAACGGATATAGTCTGTTATCTCTGCTCTTTTGGCATTAAGACTTAAATTTGGATCCCCATAGGTAACTAAATTATCATCAAACCCAATAGGGCCTGCTCCTGCACCAGTGTTGCCGGAAAATAAACTTTTTGTTTTAAGACTAAAACTTGTATTTAGATTAGATTCTAAGGTTACATTTCCGGTGTATGGTGTTGACATTTATTTGCTTTCCTAAAGTACACAGTATTTATTGTACTTTGAGTAGAACAGTATCCGAATTCAACCGCCCGTTACCTAGTGTTTCTGTAGCCTTTATATCCTCTAAGAACTTGCGTAATTGAATTTTGCCCGCTTTTGCAAACTCTTTAAGTTTTTCTTCGGGCTTTCTTAATGTTTTACCTATACTTGTAGACTCGTTGTAGCCAGTCAACGAAGTACCTTTGATACCCAACGGACCAGTAACGCTATCTGCCACATATTTGTACAGTTTACGAGTTTTGGTGTTGTAGCACCAAAGTTCTTGCGCCCCTATTATATCAACCGGATTGATACTAACTAACTTCAGTGTCTTTTCTTCCTTCATGTACTTGACCTTGCTAACAACTTTTTCTTTGTTAGGTGCTCGCTTGACTCTAGCCTTTTTGGTTGCTTTTTTGACATTACGATATTGATCCAG